TTCGAATGGCTCATTCGATTTCGGAAATTCAAATATGATTTGAGAATGATGAAACATTGTTTCTACTTCCCTCAACTACTTCTGATTATCCTTTTTCGAATGTGTCCTTCTCTCGAGATCGCCTTCGTCGCACACGCCCTTTTCAACTTCTTTGTTGTCTTCGCTGTGTGGCACATCGCGGTTGTCTTTTACCCCGAATATTACGACAACTACGATTCCGAAAGTCTGATTCTTCACACCATCCGCTCATCGTGGATGTTTTGTTGTTCTCCCGCTTACCGCTACGCTTTGTGGCAAGACGATGAGTTCTCTCACGAAGACTTTCAACACAGCCCTGATGATTTCTACGAATTTATTCAAGTCCTTCATCAGCGTGCTCCCCAGTTGTTTCATGTTTCCCTCAACAGAATCACTCGCGTATACAATTATCGCGGCTTTTTCGTTCCCCATCCAGATGTTCTCCGGATGTTCTACGATGAGCACATTTTCGTTGCGCGCGAATTCGAGGAGCTTGTCGGACCTCCCGATACACCTGTTGAGAAAGAAATCAGAGACACGTATCCTCGAGAGTTTCGACGAGCTCTCGAAGATGCAACCGAACACATTCGATCTAAGTATTTTCCTAAGGTCGATTGTATTCGCATTCGATACCCGTACAATAGCCTTCCTCAGGTTTCGTTCACGCTCCGCAAACGCGTTCCTTACGATCCTGATGTTGAATATTGTGACCAATCTGTCAGACACGGCGCTCACATGCTCGTGCCAGACAAATGGTTTGTTCCATCGAAGAAAGACCTTGTAAAAATGGGGTATTCAAGGCAATTCCGTTCCGACCTTCATGATGAGATCACAGATTACATCGATAGTTGGTTCATTCAAGCTAACCAAGCGTGGCAAAATAGACCTGAATACAGCAAGTATTTCGGCGAAGTTGACCGCATTGGTGAAAGAAACGGAACATTACGTCAATACATAACAGATGTTGAGAGTGAGCTCGCATCTGCATCTATGTCTGTACGTAAAGCAACCAAAAGAACCAAGCGCCTCGCAAAGAAAGTCGACAAATCACGAAAGAAAGATCGTGCTCGAAAGCAGTGTTGGTCGGAACCTCAAATTGGATTAACGTCCTTACCTGATGTTTCGATCCCCGCTAATCTCGATTACGCTCATGTTGCCGACACTTTCGCTAGCGCTTTGACAGTGTACTTCAACTCACAGAATCTCTGGTCTCAGAATCGTGTGGTTTGGTGCGCTCACATGTTGGCTATTTCGAATTTATTTACGAAAGCACTTCTCGGTCCGGAAAAGGCGACTGAGTTGAGACACGCCATCATGGGTCGTTTTGAAGATCTCGTCGTTGCAAGCGAGAAATTTTCGCGAGAATATATTGAGAAGAGCTTGGTCAGACCTCAGTCCATGTCTTTTCGAGACAGAGTGTCTCATATTCTCGGGTCGAACATCACCCCATTCCTTCTTACAGCACTTCCCTTCATGTGGTCCTGTGATTTCGAATTCGGTGATTTCATCAAGCTTCTTTCACGTTATGATGATAGACGTGCGAAGAGCAAAACTGATCTCGTATCAATTCTTGTCGATTGGGTCTATTGGCTTTTTCAAACCGGGTATCGTTTCGTCGCAAACGGCTTTGACACTTCTGTGTTTACGCTCACTGCTGACGATTACTTTGTATGGTTAGAAGACGTCGCCAAACTCAAGTCTGACGTTAATTGTGTTGGCTTCGATCAAACGGTCGAAGTTAATGAGTTCTTAAGACGAGCCAACCAGCTCGAGTCTCGTGGTAAACTTCTTTATGAAGCTGCCGTCCGTGCTCGAAGTGTCGTCTCCGGAGCTCTCCGTAATGAGTACAAGTGGGTCCGTGAATTAATTGATTCGGAACGGATGCTTGAACTCGTTCGGCAAGACAGAATCGAGCCCTTTCTGGTCATGTACAAGAGTGTACCTGGCGCCGGAAAGAGTCATCAGGTCACTGATACCCTACACGTTTATGATGAAGCGTGTGGAGTGCCTTATGATCGGAAGACACGACACGATATGAGCGCTGTTGATAAATTCGCATCGAATTTCCGCAGTGATCAGAACAAATTAGTTTGGGACGATACTGGCTTAGTGAGAGCCGGATTCGCTCCTGAATTGATAACATCGTTTGTCGAGGCTCTGATTCGAGCACGAGGTCTCAACCCCGCCGCCACAAATCAAGCTGCTGTTGAAGATAAGGGGAAAATCTTCATCAGAGCTGATCTGATTGTCGTTACGACTAATCATGATCACTGTGGTGTCACCGATGAGGTGATGGAATGTCGTGAGGCATTCTTTCGCCGCATCGACGTTCGCATCGATCCGGTTGTGAAACCAGAATTTCGTCCTGAACCAGGTTTGAATATGTTCAGTGATGAAGCATTTGTTGATAACCCTACTTGGGATACTCACAATTATATGGTTTATCGGTTCGACAGTATGAAACATCGAGACAAGATGAACAAGAAGAACGAACTTTCTTGGGTACTCATTGATGGATTACCAGAAGACGGTTTCAACAAGCAGGAGTTGATGCGTTACTTGTATCTTCGTTTCAAGGAACATAATCGCAGAGGTAAAGAGAAGAGTCAAGCAAGACGTCGGGCTGACGAGTCCACGTGGTGTGATGAGCACTCTCTTCTTTCATACCAATGCGGTTGTGATGAAGGCGATGGTTCTCAATTCAAAGAAGGTGAAGGTATTCGAGTTACTTTCGACTCCAAAGGAAGAGTTGTTGAGCCCCAAGGTCCCGTTTCATCGGCGTTCGAGCGCTGCAAGAGAAAAGTCAAAGAGAAGCTAGAATCAGCTGATGACATTCGGAAGTTTACCAAAGCTTCCTTGTCTATCGCTTTTTCATTGATCGAGGCGCACAAATCGTTCATGGCGTACTCTGACTGGATGAAATCAATCTTTCACAATAGTTTGGATGTATTTTACAAATTCATCTTGAATTGGCGTGATTATGTCTTTTCAGCCACTCTCGCGGCAGGTGCAGTCGCATCGTGGAATCACTCCATGGCGCGCTCATTGCCAGTAACCACCCCACAAGGTGTTACTTCCAGTCTCCTCAAGAAGATTTCCAAAGGTGTTGATGTTCACGAGAGCTGGATCCAAGAACCAGGCAATGTCGTTTCCATGTGTGATGTCGGTCGATCCACCACTCTTGATGTTGCGTATTACAAGATAGTCGCTTCGCTTGTTCTCGTCAAGGGGGAGAAGGATTCAAAGGTTCCCGCCACATATGGGTATGTACTAGACTCTCAAAGAGTTCTCTGCGTTGCCCATATCGATCAACCTTTCTCCGTTTCAAAGAATGGAAAAAGTGTGAGAATCACGCGCACGAAGAAGATCAAGAACAAAGATCTTATGATTTTATATTGTGATGCTACTCTCCTGGTGTCCAAGAAGAGTCATATCCTTTCGCTCTTTTCCGATAGTGTTTCCCTCAGAGCAAAGTCGACAATGTCGGCGACTCTCTTGAGAACACCGTCAGATCTCTCCACCGATCGCTTATTCAGAACAGACGATGTTGATGTCATAATCGACAACTTCTTTCTCGATTACTCGGACGGTGACGTGAGCAACTCGAAGTTTCGATTCATCACTGACAGAAACGGATCATTCATGTGCGGATCCCTTCTCGTCGCAACCGTCGGAAACAAGTTTGCAATTGTTGGTGTTCATGTCGCGGGGTCTAATGATCCACAACGCGGCTATCACGAAATCGGTGTCGTTGAACCGATTGACTCGATTGACTTGAGCGAACCGATCATCATGACAGGTCATCCCCACTTCCAAAATGCTCCTGGAGATCTCGGATCTCGGAGCCTTTCTCAGAAGAAGACCGTCAAATTCGATCCTGGTTTCATTCACCCGCTTGCGTTTCTTCACTCTGAACCCGTCGGACCCCATCACAAAGTATTGGGAACAATCTGGAACTTCCGCCAGACCAATGCATCGAAGTATAAGAAGTCACCGTTTTACGGCTCCCTACCGTATCTCAATGACGCTTTCTGTACGCCATTTCTGAAACCCACTCGCCACGATGGCAATTGGATTGATCAGTATGCTACGAACTTCAGACCGATGCAAGATCCGACGCTCCCGAGCATCGTCCACGAGGAAATCCCCAATTTGTATCTGAAAGAACTGATGGAGACACTCTCGGAACACGAACACTGTTTCGAGCCTCTCACCGTTCACGAAGTGCTCAATGGCATAGATGGTGTACCGTACATTGATCGGAAAGATTTGAAGACGAGCATCGGATTCCCCGAGCATGGTTCAAAGAGAAAATTCGTTAAGGAGAACGAAGATGGAACACTGTACGCGACTGCTGAATTCAAAAGCAATTTACAATCAGTAGCCGATCAGCTTGCTTGTGGTAAAGTGACCGACATCATCGTCACCGCACACCTGAAAGATGAAGTTCTTAAACCAAAGAAGAAATTCGCTGGAAGAGAGCGCGTGTTCAACGGTATTCCTTTTGAACTCAATGTGATCGTTTGCCAAGCTTTCGGAATCCTTCAAAAGCTTCTTCAGGAGAAGTGGAGACAAACGGGGAACATGGTCGGTATCAACGCGACTTCTGGCCAATGGCAGGAATTCGCTAATGTACTCAAATTGTTCTTCTTTCTTTTCGATGGCGATTTCAAGTTTTACGACAAGAAATTCTGTCAAACCGTTATTCGTATCGTTTACGGCATTCTTTCATCTCTTTCGGTGTTCATCCATCGTAAGAAGTCCAAGCTGTACGGGCACCCTCTCGAAATGATCCTTAAGGGTATCATCTCTTGTTTGAGTCAGTACATGTTGCTAACAAACGGTACGTTGGTCGAGTGCACCACCGGAAACATCAGTGGAATTTCCATCACCGTTTTGGTCAACAACATCGCCAACCAGTTGTATATGAAGTCCTCTTTTAGACGTATTATGGGACGTTATCCACGACCGGTAGATTTGTTCACGGCGACGTACGGGGACGACAACATCAACGCGACCAACTGTCAAGCTTTCAGTCAGCGTGCAGTCATTGAGGATATGGCGAAACACAATATGACGTACACCCCTGCCGACAAAGAGAGTGAGGCCGTTGACTTCGTTCCGTTTGAGGATATATCTTTCATTGGAAGAACGTTCTCCGATAGAAACGGTCAATACGTCGCACCGATTCGGCGGTCGGCGGTCACAAAGAATCTTAGTTTCATCCGTGTTACGGAAGAACTCGAACATGATGTGATGACGTCGAAGATCAGAAGTGCTCTGATTGAAATTTCATATTTTCCAGAAGAAGAGAAGGAAGTATGGAGAGCCTGGATGGAAGAGAATGTTCCTCAACACTATCCAAACATCTCACTTTCCGATTTCGAGTGGGACTACTGTGGGAACGTAGACTTAAGAAATCGCACCGTTGAATAGATTCAACGGGAGACATCATAGATAAGTTTTAAACAGACGTGCCAGCCACACCTCGTCTGTGCTAATTGATGTCAGCCCATGTGTGACACAAAAAGACCACTTAACAGTTCATGGTCTCAAATACTGAACGGTTGAACGAACATAATAATAAAGAAGCTAGTGCTCAGCTTGAAACGAGCACGAAAACTGCGACCAATGAGGTCGTACCTATCATGGCTGAACCCGAACCCATCTTGCATGGTGAGACTCCGTGTCCTAGTGACGCGGATCTTTACGGTTCCGCTGTGATGACATTTGAAAGTGGTACTGCCGCTACTATGGCCGGAACGATGAGTTCTAGCGTGGTGGCTGACATGACCCCTTCGCCTGCGGATGCAGATCTTAAGACTTTTCTAGCACGTCCAGTTCGTATTGGTGAGTACGAATGGACTGGATCATCTGCGTTTGGATTCCATATAGATCCATGGGCCCTATTGTTGTCGAACACTCGAGTTCAAGACAAAATTAAGAATTACAAATACTTACGCGCTAACATGTGCGTCGAAATTCTCATTAATGGCAACCCCTTTCAATATGGACAATTAATGGTCTCCTACCAATACCGCAACGGTGTACCAAATGGTGTCGATGGTGATATTAGACAACATTCTATGTTGCCGCACGTAATCATCGAACCAACAGACTCCAAAAGTCACTCACTTTGTTTGCCTTTTACCTCACCCGGTAATTACATCGATTTGACTGATCCTCTGGGAGCCCAGATAGGTGTATTGAACATCGACGAGATTGTTCCCCTTCTGGTTTTGGACTCCGGTCAAGCCAGCGCTGATATTAGTATCTTCGCTTGGTTGACAGATCCAGTGCTTGCTGGTCCCACCTCTGAACCGCTTGCTACGATCACGCCTCAGGCGGGCGTTATATCTGGTCCGACGTCGTTTGTCGCGTCGATTGCTTCGCGCCTTACGGACATTCCTATTATCGGAAAGTACGCTAAAGCAACGGAAACGATGGGAAACGCTATCTCCTCTGTTGCTGCTCTTTTTGGTTTCTCTAGGCATTTTGTAACTAGTACTCCTGCCGAAATGGTTCGGAGACCTGGTCTCGTAATGGCTGCCACCGACACTCCTGTTGTCGGTGACAAGCTTTCCTTGGGAACTAAACAAGAGTTAAGTATAGATCCTACCATTCTGGGATCGGACCAATCCGGTGATGAACTCGCTTTGTCAAACCTCGTCCATCGTTTCACCTACGGGAACTCATTCTCGTGGGCTGCTTCCGATGACGTGGACGATACGATCATTTCTCTACCGGTAACGCCTTACATGCTCTCCTCAATCGGGCAGGTTTCATCTCATTTGTACACTAATTATAGTACGTTTGAGCCTACCTCGCTCGCTTACGCTGCCCATCTTTTTGATTCTTGGAGGGGAGGAATCACAATTAAAGTCAAGCCCGTGTGCTCGCGCTTTCACCGCGGACGCATACGTGTGGGTTGGGACCCACAAAATTCAGTGTCTCTCACTCCTTCTGATTTCAATACACAATATTCTACTATTGTGGACTTGTCGGAACAAAGAGACTACGAGTTTACTATCCCTTTTCTTAGAGACAGGGGATTCTTGACTAATCCCATTCGACCATCGGGTATAACAGGTGGTTTCGACGAAGACGAGACGTCGAATGGGGTTTTCTTCATTAATGTTGTTAACCAACTCACATCGCAAGGAGCCGTCGTGCCTCCTGTGAGTTTGGTTATGTGGATCAAGGGTGCGCCTGACATGCAGTTTGCGCGCCCTCGTAACATATTCCCGTGTACAACTATCACTCCACAAAGTGGTATCATGGGAGACACAGAGGAAGAAACAACAGTACGGGTCTCATGGGGAGATAGCGTCGCTGTTGCGAACCTCACCGATGTCCATAACGGTGAGATAGTAACATCTTTACGCCCTCTTCTTAAGAGATTCACTCTCGTCAAATCTTTAACGCCCAATCAAACTGAGACTACGCTTAATGCTACCAAGACTACGATCACTGGTGGATTATATCCTCCATCGGTCGCCTTCATGAATGCAGATACGTCTACACTCGGTTATTACCCCCCTACGGAGTTCAAAGGAACATCAGATCCTGATCGCGAGTGCAATATTGCCAATGGCAGTTTGTATTCGTATCTCGATCCTCTTTTCCTTGGACGGCGTGGTGGATTCCGGTGGGCGTTGAATATTGAAGATTTACATATTTCTGTCACATCCAATCAAACTGCGATTACAACCCGTTCTTCCGAACGCACCGGAAACGATATGCATCGGAAGTCGATTACGTCTTATTTCGATAATGATTTTAATTACGACACTGAGAATGGTGCGTACGCGCAATCTGTTTTGCTCGCGACACCACATGCCGCGTTTGCTGGATCATCTATTGGACTACCCGAATCTGGTCAAGTTCCTACAATTGAAATCCCTGATTACAACAATCTGAGGTATCACTTGCGGGATCTTTACTCGACTGGTAAGAAGTATGAGGTACTAGGACAACCGAATCAGTGGTCTACTACATTTTCTACTATTGGATTCACCCAACCGGGTCGTGAACCATACGAGATATCTGTATATGCTGCCGCTGCAGACGACTTTACCTTCATGGGTTTCGTCGGTATTCCAAAAATGAATATTATTCATACGTTTGTAGAATCACAGATGAATGATTTTATTGACAAGACCACCACGAACGCCACGATGATCATTGATGACGACAATTACCCAACGTTGTTCTTCTAAATTCAACCGAAGTGAATGAT